TGCACAGTCATAGACTTGATCAGGATCAGAAATTGTTTTTACACAACCCGCTGCCATTTCAAAGACTTGTTCAATTTGATTAGTATCATCATCAGAAAAATTCATCTTAACGAACATTTCGAGGGACGGATATCCCATACTGACGATAATTTCATCACTAAGTTTCAACTCAGTTTTATGAGTTTTATCTGTTTTGACGGTGATTTCGTCTAAAGGAATTTCAACATCAACTTCAGTCTCACTATCGTCTGGCATTGTAAGACTGATATTCACAGTCTCGCCAACAGATTTTGTGCGAATTTGCAAAAACAGATATTCAATATCAAATGTTGAGAGATTTTTTACATCCTTAACATCAGTACAATCAGAAACAATTTTTGTAATTGCCTCTACCAGTTCTTCGGTTTCACCCGTCTGAGTGGCAAGAAGAAGTAATTTTTCTTCTCTAACTAGAAATGGTCTAAAATTCACTACTTTGCCCGTTGAAGGCAATTTCAATTTGTACTTAGGTACATTAATCTTAGGTAATGCCATAAAAATTCAATTCAGTAATTTTATTTATCAAAATATCCCAAAGTCCTGATTGACCAGATTTCTATACCGATTAAATAACTGCCCGAACTGAAAATTGACTAATGGGTCAGTACCAGGTTGTGTTAAGTTATCAAGTCGTACTTGTGTGGGGTCAATATTCTGAGGAAATGTAAGATCGTCAGCTTGATAGAATCTATACCTTTCATAATAAAACTGAACTGTCATACTTACAGTTTTTGCTTGAGCATTGTCTAACTGTATAGAACCGATGTTATATGGAAATACATTACGCAGTTCATATGCTGTAGACAAAGAATTCAACCGAGGAGCTGATATTTGTGATGCGTCCAGTCCACTGTCTCTTACTGCCTTTCTAAATTGAGGTTTACTAACAGCGACATCACCACCACCTCTCTCCCATTTGTAAATTCTTAATGTATTACAAACGTAATTATTATAATAATCAGTATATTGACTGGCATCATTTGCCATCATAGAAATCCATTTTTCAAAAAATGCTCTCGTCTCTCCAGAACGTGGAACTCTAAACGTAATACTAATTTGACTAAATGTAGAACCAGTGGCATATCTAATTGCAGAACCTAACTGATTATATGTTCCCGTTGTAACTTGCTTGCTAGGGAGATTTACACTTTCTGCGTAATAATTCAATAATGTCCTTAAAATTTCTCGTTGAGGTTCGTACTTAGTCGTATTCATTCCATAAGCACCATTCTGCAACATTGGAGGAGTGCTAAAATGTACCGAAAAAAGATTGGAGTATGAAGGGGCGTTTGGTTCCGCCTTAAAAAATCCAATAAATTCTTGTAATGAATTATATTGTGCTTGCTCTTTATTTGGAATTGCCATTACACTTTAAGTTCTTTTTCAGTAATTAACATAAACTCCCAACCATTATCCATACAAAATTCGGTTGCTGCTTTCCATTTTGCCTGATTGACAGCATACGTCACTACTTCATTTATATATCGTTTTGTGTGTCTTTTTTGAGTTTTGGGTTCTTTAGTTTGTTTGTAGGGTTTTACTTCAACCAGATATTTTTTGTTATTGATTTTAACATAAAAATCTGGAAAATATCTATGTCGTCTACCATCAACTGGTGAAACATAAGGAATAATAATTTCTTCACTTCCCCACTCTTGAACAGATGTGGTAATATCACACCATTTCATAAATTTATACTCCCAAGAGGAGCGATAAATCACATTAGCGAAATCGCCTTTGTACTTCCCAGGAAAAGAAGGTCTATACTTTCCTTGATAGCGCATAAATACATAGAGGTCACATAATATTTAGGTAGTATCTTTTGTCCAACTCAATCTATAGATATCCTTTAAATCCTCCTGTGTCCGACAAAGGAAATGCTGGTGACTTGGAGTCTCCAACAGAGTTTATTGACTATCTTGCCATGAGAAGATATGCTATCAATTATAATGATAGCGATTCAAACTATTATGGATTGAATCTTCCAGGCAATAAAGTTAGTAAAATTCACAGAAATGAGAGGGTTTACTTAGCAATACCAAATCAGATTCAAACTCAATATCAACCAAACTACAGACAAGTAGATATTGGTGTTGCTGGAGTTGCAGCAGCAGGGTTAATGAATAGTGGTGGTAATATGGATCAAATAGTTGAAACTATTCAAGGTGCAGCAGCTGCTGCTTTACCTGAGTTTGCTTCTGCAGCAATTGCAAGTTCAGCATCAAATATAAATCAGATGTTGGGTCTTGCAGGTAATATTGATGCTAATGCTTTACAGGCATTGACAAAAGGAAAGGTGTTTAATCCATTTACTGAGCAATTGTTTAGTAATATGTCCTTCCGAACTCATAACTTCTCATTCAAGTTTTTTGCTCGTAGTGGAAGAGAAGCACAAGAAATTTTTAAAATTATAAACTATATCAAATTTGGTTCTGTTCCTATCATTGGTGGAGCAGATGCTGACGAATTCCTAACTGATAGTAGTAATGGAGATAGTAGTGAAAACAATCAAAACTTTGAAAATCTCTTCGCGACTGATGGTGCCCGAAGAGCTCGTTCTGCACGGTATTTTGAAGTTCCTGACAAGTTTGAACTTTCTTATAGACGACTTAATGCAAAAGGTGACTACGATACGGGTGGATACCCATTACACCATAGAATCAAGGATTCTGTATGTGCAGGCATTCAAGTAAATTATACTCCCGATGGTTCATATAATTCTTTCCGTCATTTATTGAGTGGGCAACCTCAAATCATGGTTCCCTCTGTTGCCGTCAATTTGACATTCATCGAAACTTCAATCATCACTCAAAAAGATATTTCAGTAGGATACTAATGGGTTACTTTAATCGCTTACCAGATACTTATATCGCTGAGGGCACATCAACGGATGAGGATTATAAGTATCGCTTAGTTAAAAATATATTCCGAAGAGCAGTTACCATTCCAAATTTGAATGATTATATTACTCTTTTTGAAACTTACTCACTACGTGATGGCGAAACGCCTCCAACAGTAGCATATAGACTATTGGGTGACGCAGAATTAGATTGGGTTGTGTTGTTAGTAAATAATATTATTGATGTATATGAAGAGTGGCCAAGGAGTCAAGCAGAATTACTAACTACAGTTCAACAGAAATATGGTGAGTCTGATGCAGTACATCATTGGGAAACTAATGAAGTATTATATAATGGCATTGTTTTTGTTAAGGAAGGAACAGAAGTAAACGAATCTTTTAGAGTGGTCTTTCCTGATGGAACGACGAAAACAAAAGAAGAGTCAATATATCCAGTAACTAATTATGAACATGAAGATTATTTGAATGAAGTTAAACGTCAGATTCTAATACCAAATGCAGAGATTGCTGATTTGATTGTTGAAGAATTTGACGAGATAGTTCAATATCAACCACACTCAGAGTTGGATGATAATAATGTAAAGCAGACAAAACTGAGTATTGCTCAAAAATTCATCAACAGAAAGAGTTCTGCTACTGGTAGTGCAACTAGAACTACGGGTGTTGCACCAGTAGTTAATACCTTTGACTTTGGTTCTACATTTGGTGCTTCAGTTATCAGTACTGGGTCAACAGGTGCTGTTGTTGCAACAACATCAGCAACTACTACAATTGCAGGTGTTCAGACTGTGAATCCTTCACCAAGTCCAACACCATCACCTACCCCAAGTCCTACACCTTCTCCAACTCCAAGTCCTACACCGTCGCCTACACCTAGTCCAACACCCTCTCCAAGTCCTTCACCAGGTTACGGCGGTGGATACTGATTCTAACGAAGATTATATAACTATAGACATAACAAAAAACGGACTTGCACTTATGTACAGGTCCGTCTGTTTTCATTTGGAAAAATGGCCTGGTGGCGATTCTTATGAGCAACAAGGACTCATGTTAATGAAAGACAACTTATTTCGTCTTATGTTAGAGAGTCAATTTAGAAAACCCTAGAGACCGAAAAATTGGCGGGGATTTTTTCCCCCGTTTCAGGGAATTAAAAGTCGAATTTCGTTTTGGTCAATGTATTTCAATGTTTAGGAAGGGAACTCTTGGGTGTCGGTGATACCTATACTCATGATGTCCCCTGTGATGATTGCCATGCTTTCTATGAGGATGGTAATGATATGAACCATCTCCATGCCAATGATAGTGGCGATGCCTCGGAGGGTGATGGTAATGCTTTTCAATATACACATCACGATATGCTCTTCGATTTGACCTATCACCAATGCTTTCATGATGCGCTAGTGCGGGTGAAGCACTAGCGATGAGCATTAGAGTAGAAAGTATAGCAACTTTCATCAATCATCCTCAGCAAGTTTAGCGAAGAAAGACAGTGTGTCTTCTTCATCCTCTACAGGAGATGATGCGACTGCTTTTTGACGGAAGTCAGAAACTTCTGCACCCCAGTTTTCTACTGGTTCGGGTTTAACAAACACTTCCTCTTCATCCTCACGAATGACAGGAGCAGATGCATTAGAAGCCTTACCAAGAACCAAATTCAAACGTGCTGTAAGTTGCTCGTAGGACTTAAAGTTCTTAGCATCTTCAAACTCAGCGAGAGAATATCCTTCGTTCCAGATACCTTCCAGTTTGTCATCATCAAAGTTACCAAGAGTGCTAGGTGCAGCAAACTCAGACTTATCATAGTTCCAGTAACCTTCGACCTTACGAATCTTCAGTTTGAAGTCAGCACCTTTCCAGAAGTTGAAAGGATCGAGAGGAGACTCGTCTGCAAATGCAGGTTGCATTGCTTCAGTCAGTTTGTCAAAGATTTTCTTACCAAATCGATAGAGGAAAACACGACCTTCGTTCTCAGGGTGAGCAG